TTTTCCCAAGTTCTACCTACAAAATATGCTCCGTAAACTGTAATCAATAAACTTTGTATGATTGGTATATATTGTTCTTGTACTTTAAATTGACCTATATTTCCGTCAAAAAATGCAAGTATTGTAAATACACTTGTAAGATAAATAAGTACCATAGGACGAATGTTCTTACTTAAAAAACTATCAGAGTTCATATCAGCTTTCCAACGCTCTGTGACTTGCTCTTGTGCTTCGCTATCAGCTTTCTCTAATATCTCTTGTATCTTTTGTTTAGCTTCTAAACGTTCTTCATCGGTTGTAGTTAGTTTGTCTATAACAGACCCAACTTCTTTAATTACTCCACCTGTAAGCCATTGTAATATCTTATTCATAGTTTAGATATTTAGTTTTGCCATTTTCTTTGATAGCCTTTAAAACTCTACCTCTGTTTCTTTCGTTGCTCACATACGAAACGTGAATCCAATCGGGATTATCATCTGTTCCAAACTCCCAAATGATAGTATCAAAATCAAGGTTGTTTTTTATATAGTTAAACATTTCGGCATTTGTTTTATGTCCGTAAACATCGTCAATATCAATCGCTCTACCTTGACAATGTTGTGAAGAAACCGAGCCTCCAATCGCTTTGTTTAATTTTTCCGACCTAAAAAACGAAGTAACTTTTATTGCACCACCTACCCATTTACGCAAAGGCTCAAATATATTCTCGGTAACTGCTTTCATATTACCAAGTTCATACTCAAAAGGTTTGTTGTCAATTCCTAAACGTATAGCAGTAATTGAGCGAGTAGCCTCTTTGTAGCTTATATGTTTACTTATTCTTGTCATTTAACATATACCATTTCTGTATTGTATAGCCAATAGAAACACCCAATAAGGTAAGTTTCAATATTACATCAATATCAGCCAAAGAAATTGCAAACGCTCCAAAGTTAATTCCGTATATTTTCAAGTCGGTAAAGTCCATTGTTAAAAATTATATCCGTAAAACGTATGCGAACCGTTACCCTCAACTTGTATTTCGTATGATTTCCAACCATAAGGAGATTCGTCTAAATTATCAAATAAAACATCAACTGAATACTTATCGGAAAGTATAGGTGCTTCAACTTCGATAAGCTCTCCTTTCTCATCTGCTTCATATACACCCTCTTGGATTGTCAAATATCCCAACTTTACAATAGCGTGATTATGGTCTGCGTATTCTTGTTCTGTTAATTCGTCAAAAGAAGTACCTAAATCCTTGATTTTTTCTTCGGCTTGTTCCTTTGAATTGAACTCGTATTTTTTAAATAGTTTCATTTTATAAAGTTGTTAATGTTTGTAATTCGCTATCAGATAATGCTTCGTTAAATACTATTAGTTGCTTTACTTTTCCGTAGAAAACAGAATTACTGTCCCCTCTGTCAAAATTTAATCTATCTAACCCTGTGGGTGTTGCACTTACTTGTGTTACACTTTGTTTAGTGCCATTTACGAAAACCTTATAATCATTTGCCTTATATTGTATCGCTACTTTATTTATATTATCTCTATTAATAGTAATAGCTACTGCAAAATTTGTATGTGAAGTCATTTTTGCCTCAAGTAACATTGTAGTTAAATTTAAAAAAATTATTTTTACATTTTCATTATCACTTCCATTTGATATTCCTAACTGAGCTACTGAATCATCGCCTTCAAGCCCCAATATCTCAGCAAACAAAACACCCTCATTGTCGTTAAATAAACTACTGCTACCTGCATTATTACATCTATCAACCAACCTTGTTACAGATAGATTAATTGTTTTTATATAGCTTGTTGGGTATTTTCCTTGTTCAAATTGAGAACCCCAAACATAATATCCGTCTGTTCCATTTCCTGTTGAGGTAGAGCCTCTTGCAGCACTACCCGAATCAATACTCCATAAATAAATTTGGTCTGAACCTGCGTTTAAACTTGCTTTTAATGATATTCTGTACCAACCATTGTTATAATCCTCTATCTTACCTGCCCCCGATGTTCCTGCGGTAACAGTTCCGTTTACTAAGTCGAAATTTGAATAAACTGCGCTTAACACCCCACCAAATAATAATTGAATATATTGTCTGCCATTAGATTTTACGAAAAAAGATAATGAATAGTCTGTTGCCGAAGTGGTATGAGCTTGATATAAACGAATAGCGTTAGTCGTTGCGTTTGGAGTAACAGAATCAGCAGTTAAAGTTCCGTCAGGAGCAACTGTGGTATTTGAAGATACTGTTAAACTTCCTTTAGTCCAAGCCGAATTACTAAAATCCTCTGAATAAGTAGATAAGTTAGTGCGTTGCGGTTCTAATAGTAAACTTGGGCAACTATCATCCCAATTTAAACGTGGCTCTGTTGAACCCATTGTTTCAATAAGCCCCTGTTCGTTGATTCTTGTAGCTGCCGAACCTCTTGAAAAGGTAAAATCTCCAACTCCGTCATTAGGAACAACAGAATATAATTTACCTCCTTTATATCCACTCGGTATCTGTATTAAACTTGCTTTATCGTATAAACTCATTGTGATACTGTATTATTTATATTATTAACTTGACAAATATGCCCCTCTATTGTTCCCCCGTCATCAGATACTCTTTTATCGAAGTCGTTTACATCTCCTACTATATTTATAAAAGGATATTCTCCTGCCCAACTACTTCCGTATATCTTTCCGAATCCTATTTTGTTTATTATTTGCCCCCAAGCTATCATTTAGATATTTTTTTAGTTTTGTTATATTTTTGTTTTTTGGTTTGTACCTCATAAAACCCAGCCATTAAATAAAGCATCTTGTGAGGGGTCAACGTCCTCATTACTATTTGAATTATACTCTGGAAATTTCTCTTGATTAAAACACATATAATCTATAAATCTTCTTGTATAATAATCCGCAAATTCCCTTTCTTTGTTTACTAAATAGTCAATTTCTTCTTTCGCAACTGTTTCGCTATTTTCCGAGTTGTGTTTTAATACACCACCGTTTTTTAATTGATATGCTGCAAATGGAAGATAATCAACAAGTGCAAAATGTATTAAAATTGGCTGAACGTATGTATTAACCAAAGTCAAATAATCCCCAGTTAAAGTATCGTTTATAATATCCGTACTAATACGATTGTATAAATCAGTACCCAAATAGTTTTGGATATGAATCTCTTGTGCTATCTTAATAAACTGGATGAATTTATCAGTATCAACGTTTCCGTCAATAATACTGTTTCTTACTAAATCCGTTCTTGATATGAATAATGCTACTGCCATATTTTATTTATTTACAAATCCATTGTTAGGCATATCAGTAGGTCGTTGCGCTACTTTCTTGTCGTTCTTTTCGGGCGTAAATCCTTTTTTTCTTGCTTGGTTTACGCTAACTTCTGCTTTTGGGTTTCCTACATCGGGTTTAACATCGGGGCTTTTAGCCTTGTATGTTTTACGCATCCAAAAATGGTGACAATCTCCACCGCCTTTATAAAACCAAATTGAATAGGTATCAGCGCCATTCAATCCCCAACCTTTATTTACCGCTCTATCTCCCATTGATATAATATCTTCCTTTCGGTATATTTTTTTAGCAACAACCATTTTCTTACAAAATTCTCTACTATTCGCAGAAACTCTTAACGGTGCGTATTGGTATCGTACTTTAAACTGTACTCCCTCTCTATTTTCTCCGTCTTGTTCGCTTTTTGCGTTTGGTCTTGCAACCCCAGTTGTAGCCAAGCCAATCATTTTATCCAACGCTTCTTCTTGGTCGTAGTCAACTGGTCTTTCATCTACAAGTTCCCATTCATCAAGATTTTCATCTTCTCCAAGTTGTTCTAATTCTTCAAACATCTCGTTATCTTCATCTTTAGATAAATGAGTGCAACAACCCTCGCTTGATAATTTTACTCCTGTTTCTTCTTCTCTTGTTTCTTCATCTTCTACATTTGTAAGGTCTGTGAACTCTAAAGGTTGAAGCGTTTTAAAGTACAAATTAAGGCTTATATTGTTGTAAGCAAGTATTTGGTCGAATGAATCAATTAAAAGGTCTTGAAACGGACGTATAACAGTATTATCCATTAATAACGTAGCAGTTCTTAACTCATCTGCATTGTTTCCAAGTCCGCTAGAATCTTTAATACCTAAAAGCATAGGAGATACAACCCTGTGTGCAACCATAATCTTTTTTGTACTTTCGTCTGAAAGGAATTGATATTGATTGTGTGCATCCGATAATTGTACAGGCGTTATTTCAGCTTGACTATCTTTATTATCGTTAAATGCAAGTATAAATTTACCTGCGTTTGATGAACCACTAAATTTTTGTGCAATACGTTGCTCGATTAATCTTCTGTCCTCCTCGCTTGGCGTACCGTTGTTAAAGTTAATCAACATACTTGGTGCAAGTCCATTAAGGATATTGTTCAAGTGATAGTTTGATATTTCTTCTTCAAGTTCGCTATATTGCAACCCCCCTTGATAATCTACTGGAGAATAATAATAAAATCCTGCTTTGTAAGGTTTAACATATAAAATCTCAATAGCTTCTTTACTACAACCAAATGCAGGTATTCTCAAAGGTTTATCACTTGGCTTTGCAGTAGCCCAATCAGAATGATAATAGTATGCTTCAATCTTTCCGTCCTTATTGCATTTTTCGGCTCGTAGTGTTTCAACTGGCAAATGTTCTACTTGTGCAATCTTTGTTCTATCTTTTGAGTATATTACTTGAATAGCACATTGACCCATTAATTTAAGGTCATAGGCTAATCTTCGTACTGCATCTTTTTTAAACAACGAAACTGCTTGTGCGTATTGTTCGGGTTTTTTATTTGAATCAGTTGCATCTAATCCTTTTCCGAAAATCATTTGACTAATACCGTTTATTACTGCGTTATTTGTCGGGCTTCCGTTATACCTGTCTATAAGATATTGAAAGTAGTTGTTATCCGAACCATAGGCAACCCATTTTTTGTTATTTACTTCAACAATTTTTGGGCTTGTATATGTACTTAAATTTACAATCCTAACATCCGATTGGCTTTTAGGCGCATTATAGGTACGATTCTTTGCCTTTTTTATAGTTTTATTCATAATATAATAAATTCGTTGTCAAATGATGTATCAG